ATCCATGCGTTCTCATCTGCTTGGATCAGTTCACCGTCTGCTTGATATTCAGACTCGCCATCCCATTCGACAATGTTCGTGACTAGGGAGTCTTTTACGATTGCGTATTTCATTTATTTGTACTCCCAGACGACTACGATTCCTGGAGCTCCTGCCCCACCCGCATATGTTGTGTAACCATATGATCCACCGCTTCCATACCCAACACCATCGACAGTTTGTTCAACATCCCCATAACCGAACATGGAATCTCCCGCCCCATAATTGATCATGCTTCCTCTGCCTCCCGGAATATTGATGTCGCCCCCGCTTGCGGCCCCACCAACAACCCCAGTATTTACTGATCCGCTACCCGCAAGGCCCCCGCTACCTGTGATTGTGTTTGTGCCGTCAGCCCAAGAACTATTCCCTCCCGGATTACCCGCTCCTGTGTTTGCGCCTTTAGCCGCGCCTCCTGCTCCAACGGTAATAGTTGAAGTTGAAATCGAAGAAACGTCTAAAAGTTTTTTAGCATAACCTCCGGCGGAGCCGTTGTTGTAATACCCACCTGCGCTCCCGCTTCCTCCCGCACCTTGCACTTCCATCACGACTTTTGTTATGCCAGACGGCCTGTTCCACGTTCCCGAACTGGTAAAGGTTTGGACTGATGCAAGCCCTGAATCAAATCCAGAACTGCTGCCGTTGTTCGTCAGTGTTACGCCTGATGGAATGGTAAACGTATCGCCAGAGTCTCCTAGCGTAAATGCAGTCCCTGTGGCAGGGCTTATCTTATTAGCTTTAATTTCGCTACTCATGATTTGAACGCCTCAATTTCTGCATCCGTCAGACCAAGATCACGGAGTTTTTGGTTAGCGGATTCTTTGTCTGCGGCTTTCTGTGTAACTTCTGCTTCTTGCGCTTCTTGCAGTCTTGCGACTTCTGCGTCAACAAGAGATTGGTCGATTGCGACTGGATTGCCGTTAGCATCTTTAGCGCCTTCACCATCATCAATGGAAACGACATTAGGATGAGTGTTGTAAATTGCTTGGTGATTCATCCTGCGATCTCCATAAGTGTTATCGAAGAAATGGCTCTTTTATGAGAATCATCATCGGTATCGGTATGACCACGATTCAAATAAACTGGACTACTTGAAGCGCTACGACCTACAAAATACATTAATTTGTAAGTAATAGATGAAGTCGATGAAGGACTGTCTAAGCAGTTAATTGAAGCAGAATAAATATCTTGGGCATTGTATTTTTGATACATTGTTCCCGCAGAAGCCCTCTCTCTACTGCCTGCCGCATCACCTAAATGAATTGCGGTGCTATCCCTGTTTAGTTGAAATACGCTATTGGTATCAGAGTCTGCTTGATAAGCAAAAGAAACCAACACCAACACCTTGCTAGATGTTGCTGACGGAGTTATCGACGCTTCCAATCCTGTCGTTACTGCTGAATTGCTAGTGGTTGAGTTTGTATCTGATTTAGTAGCATTAACAACTTGTAACACTTTCCCAATACCAGATGACGTTGCAGATGCGTGTAGCGTGACTTGCGTGCCAGACCCGCCTAGAGTCAGCGTGGAACCGCTCTCTTTGTCAATTGCATTTACATTTAGCGTACTCATACAACCACCAATGTACCAGTTACAGTGACGGTTCCTGTCAGAGTAACTGGCCCTGCAAGCACGGCTGATTCGATGGTGTGATTTCCATCAACAGTAGCCTGATGAATAAAGAACCCATCCTTTGCGGCTTCTTGTCCTATGTACTGGTTTCCATTAACTACTTCAGCCATGATTCCTCCTACGTAGAGATGCTATCTACATACGAAACCCACACATCAAGAGATGAGCCTGTATTTGATTTAATCTTTAGAACGTCAGTTGCCTGAATAACAATTTTTGCTCCGCCCTGAATAAGTTCTACTGAAGAACTTGGCGGAATTGTTAGACTTTTGCAAATATGATAATCAGTTCCTGATCCTGTTTTGTCGATGTAGCAATCGCAGGTAACAGCAGAAGTCAAAATATTAGTAACACGAATTCCGATAAGAGCATCGTCAGAATTGCTCGTCACTAAATCTGTTTCGGATGTACCTACGGCTGACGCACATGCTCGTTCAAAATCCTGTGCCATTATAATCCCCTATAAAGCAATAGCCATAGCAACTGCAAAACCGGGGCTTGCCGCGCTAACGGTTCCCCATGAAGTATCAGTGCCATCTGTGGTTAAATATTTACCCGACTGACCAGAAACATTAGGAACAATGGCGGCAGTCGAGGAAGAAGGAAAACTATTTTTTAAAACTGTTTTCAACATTCGGAGATGATCATCGCCCTCACTAACAGGGTCAGATGCGGTGGGGTTTGAACTATTTAATTGCGTTACCCACGATGCTGATTCTAGTGACATAATCCCTCCTAAGTAAGTTCAAAGATACCGTTAGAACTAGGCGTAACGGTAAGTGTATTGTTTTGGGTCAGATTAAACTGGGAACTGGTAAGCCTTGAAAAGCATACCAACTTGCCGCCTGCCTGATAAATAACAGCATACTTGACGTTGTTAACATCACCGCCAGTAGCAGTCCACACGCAAGCGGTAGAATCAAACCGATACTTGTTCGTAGCGGCAGAAGCCCAAGTACGAGCAGTAACAGACTTTCCGCCTGTAGCGTAACCATTTCCATTAGCCACTTCGTTTGCAAGAGAGGCTTGTGTAGATAATGCTACGTTATTAACATTAGCACTAGCCGCGCTTGTATGAAGGGCCATGAAAAACCCTGTTCCAGTGCCGTCAAGGTCAAACTGTCCGTTGCCCAGATACTCTCTGAAACTATTGTAAAAACTCCATGCTGTAGCCGCCATTTAAGCCGCCTCCTTTAACGATTCTGGATTTTTAATAATGTGTGATATAAGTCCATCACCATGAACTATAAGGTCATAGTTTGATCCAGTAGCACCAACTAACTGAACAAACTCTTTTGCTTGATGATAATGGGCTACAGTACATCTGAATTGCTTCCCACCTACAACCAAATCTATCTCTTGCTCTTTGTCATTCTCTGGCTGTTCATAAGCGTGGTGGTGATCCATAATACAACTATCGAATCCAAACACCTCAAACTTGTGAAAGCCCAGTATCCTAAGTAGATGCAACGCTCTTAGGGTAACTGTAGAGCCTCCCATAATAGGAAAGAAGTCTATGTACTCTTTTCCATATTGCGCTTGAAGAAGATCAATATTCTCTTCTTGTGTATCACAATGCCACAACCAAACATCCCTGTCCTTAAGTTTTTTAAATACTTCTGGATGGCACTGCGAGGCTATAAGATACTTGCAGTTATCTATAACAGGATCAACAAATCTTTTGTTAAACTCTCTGCTATCTAGCATTACAAACGCAGAAGGATTAATCCCTCTCTCAACGCAATACTGATAAGTGCCGTTTACAGTAACTATAGGAACACCCGCTTCTTTCCGTTTCTCTATAAGATGAAACGTATCCTTTAAAGAAGGCCCTCCTGTTACTAAACATATCTCACGATTCCATTGTGTTTCGTAAGGGGCAACCTGACGAAGACCTAAAGATATGTTATGTTTTATGTTGCTTCTAATTTCTTCTTGATCAGAGTTTACTGCAACAAATATATCTGGAACAGGCATAAGAACTTGAACAGCAGGTGGATATCCTTTAAATCCGCTCAAGCGCCAAACTCCAATCTTAGTTCAAGGCCATTAGCCGCGCTACCAGAGCCTATCTGGTCAATGTCAAAACGAATAACATTTCCATCATTTACAGTACTGGCAGAGCCGTTAATAACAGCGGGCGTAGCGGCAGTGCTTGAATCATTCTCTCCCGCATCAATGGTAAGCAATGTGCTTAACATATCCTGACCTTTGGTTTGATTATGCACTTGAATGTTTGTTGTTGAGCCAGTTGCTGTAGTGTATACATGCCCACCAATTGATCTCAACTTTAGTCCGTCAAAGTTTGAAGGAAGAACAACCCTTGCTATACCGTCCCCGACATAAGTAGGAAGAGTATCTGCAATAACTTTAATTACTAATGTTCGATTTAAAAA